ACACGATACAGTGTCTAGCTCCGGCAGTACCTACAGCCTCCCATGTGGTGCTTATCCGTAGGGTGTCATTAGCACCCAGAGTGCCTCCCGGCAATGTGTAGGTCTTTAGGGTAGTCTCACCTACAACAGCGGTCAACCAGCCCTCGTTAGACTTCTCTAACATAACCACAGAACTATCAGGAATTCCGCTAACTGTTGGATTTAATACAACGCTCATATCAATCTCCCATCGTTACGGTCATGTCGCAGCTTGCGCCCAAAGCCGTCATCACCGCCCGCGAATACTTCCACGCCGCACTTGGAACCGCGAATCCGTCGCTGTGGGATGCGCCAGATAGGGAAATCGTACCCATAACGATGCCGTTCTTCATATCGTTGGATACTTCGATGTTGACGATGCCGGTAGTGGTTCCGGTCGCGCCTAATACCGCCTGATAGGTGGTGTCTGCCGACCCATTGTTTGAATTGGCGTGCCAATCACTTACCGCTGAACTGGAAGTCGTTGCATCCAGTAGTGTGTGTGCCTTTATTGCTTCTCTCATTGTCGTTGCCTCTGTCGTTGTCGTTAAAAGTTTATTCTAGCGGGTCGCCATCGCGCCTCTGTATTTCTTCGGCCGTTAGAAGCCCTGCAAATAGCGCCGTTAAGCCTTCGTGCGTTGGCTTCACCATTTGCTGCTGCGCCTGATTCAGTTTCTTCGGGTCTTGGATGATGCTCCAAAGAATCTCATTCTTCCGGGTTTCGTTCAATTTCATTATCGCAGTACGGATAAGTGCTTTCTTCGATATCACGCCAACCCAAGGCCGCGTGATACTGCTGAGTATTTGTACCCCAAGCGAATCGTCGCCCAATGCGCCCTTTGCGCCCTTTGCTCCAACTAGGTCGATAGCGCCCACCAGCGTCTTTAGCTTCGCCGCGAACGGCTTGCCGTAAAGGGTTTCTAATACTTCGATAGAATCTGGCTTTAATAGCCCCTCGATAGTATCGGCGGCCTTGGCCGTGGTCGAACGAAGACCGGCCAATTCTGCCTTCAATCTGTGCTTTGCCTCTGCCTGTAAAGCGGAAAATAAGTCGGGTGACATATTCTTAATGTATTCAATGCGCTCTCTCGCGCCATCCTTGCCGGAACCCATAATCGTCTTATAGATATCCGACGGCGACTTTCCTGCTAATGACGACTCAAATCTAACCTCCCACCCGTCTTGCGCTCGGATAGCCCGTTTCTTGGCTAGTTCAACGATATCCACAATATTCCCGCCATGAGAAATACGGGCAATCGTCTGAGTGTCGAAGAAGTCAGGGTTCTGGACGATATGCTTGTACTCCCGAACAAACTTTTCATGCGCTTTTCGGCTATACCCACCATCAACAACCTTCGTCTGATACAGGTGCGCCACGTATTTCTTTACTGCTCGTTTTGCTTCTGGGTTATTCCCAATGGCCGCGCCAAGCGTCTGGCCGCGCTCTTTTGCGTAAGGCCGAACAAAGTTTGCCATCACAGACTCAGCACCCATCTTCGCGGCATCCGTTTTATCTTCCTTTAGCACCGCTTCAACAACGTCATTATTAAACCGGCGCTTACCCTCTGCCCAATCGTCTTTCGCTTTTTTCCTACGCCTCAATAGGTCTGGGCGATTCGCTTTAATCGCAGCGTCTTGGTCTTCCACCATTGCGCGACGGATGCGCTTCATCGTCCCGATTGACGGGGTATCCGATACGCTCCCGGCGCTCGTCTTCTGGATAAGCCGGTTCAGATAGCGGATCGTGTTTTCCGATTCGTCATAAGTCAGGGTGGCGTTAGGGTCAAACCATCGGTTGAGGACTTTCATTTCATCCTCGTCAAGCTCCATCCCTGCGTCTTTAAACGCCTTTTGTATCTCCAATTTCTCAGTCTTTGTTCGCTGCAAAAACTCCTCGCCAGTGAGCGATTTACCCTCTGCCCGACCTCGCGGAGTCATGATTGTTTCCGACTTCTTAGCCTCGCCAGATACAGCCGCACCACCCCTTGTGTTGGGAACCGGCATATCAGCCAATTCATTCTGTAATCTGGCAAATTCTGCGCCGGGGGCTTCAAAGAACTCGTCTGATTCCTTCTTGATCGTGCGGCGAACAATATTGCCCAACTCATCAAGGTCAGCATGGGCATCGGGAAACCCGGCCTTTGCTGTTGCCGCATCAGCCGCATTCTGCGTGGCTTCGTCCACCGTCGCGGCACGGCCAGCCCGCACCTCGTCTACGCTATCCTTAACTCTCTGCCCGAATATCGCATTGCCCTCTGGGGTCGGCGTTTGGACGCTATCGAGCGTTGCCTGTGTGTAATCCTCAATAGCTTGCCCTGACGCGGTATCCTGCTTAACAACCTCGGATGAATGCCCCATCTTGGGGGCTTCAAACGCTCCACGCGCCCTCATTAACTCAGGGGAGCCTCGCTTCTGGGCTTCGTCAAGAAACAGGTCGATTCCTTCTTCCTTAAAGGAAGCTATTATTGTTTCAGCCTCTTTGACTGATACGCCAAATTCCTCGGCAAATTCATCCAGCCCTAACGTGCCTGTTCGCAAGTCATCGGTGAGCTTCATAGCCTTGCCAATCGAGTCGAAACCGTAGGTTAAGCCGAAGGTCAGGGCGAATGATTTTGATGCCTCCCACGCCACATCGCCGCCGCTCAGTTCGTCATTAACGCCCTTGCGGATACCGGCATACAGGCGAATTGCCTCGCCCACCGCCGCGCCGCCAGACGCGCCTAACCGCGCCCCGGCTACCTGCATACCGGGAAGCGACGTTATCGCACCACCGAGGCCGCCAATCATCTCGGCGGTCATCACCACAGCGTCACCGGATAACGACCTAACATCAGCCCAATCTAAACCCCTGGCGTTTACCGTGCTTATCGTATTGGTTGTTGGGTCGAGGACTTCAAGTTCGCCGGTATCTTCACCTATGCGGAACAGGATATCGCTATCCGAGTAATCATCTGACCATGCCTTTTTCTTTTTAATCTTTTTAACGACTTCGTTGCGAACCGCTTTCGGGGTATCTAGTGCGTAGCTTGGGTCTGAGCTAATATCCCACCCAGTCTGAACATCAACGCCACCTTCTGCGGCTCGTTTAAATCGTAAATTTCGCTCTTTGTTTTCCAGTTCCACGGGGGTTGATGTAGATGCGGCAGCAGTCGGATACCCATAGCCCCCACCAACATTTCCCACGCCAGACGAATATAGTTCGCCTACCGCCTTTGCTGGCTCAACCACGTATTCATTAAGCGCATTAGCCGCTTTCTCGTACATGGTCTTTTCGTCTTCGAATGGCTGTGGCGTAGAGGATGCCATCGACCACCTATCATTGACGGCCTTTTGCTCCAAGTCCTTATAAAAAACCAATTGCTCCGCTTCCGACAATTGCGAAATTTCGGCAATATCTTCCTCGGATAAAACGCCTTGGAGACTCATTTCTTGCCCACCTTAAATCTCTCCCTTAGTCGGGTCAGTTCAGCCGACTCACCGGGGGTCGTTAAGGTCTGTGTGTTTGCCTCTAGGTTTGATGCTACCCCGGCTTTCTTTGCCGCCTCTAATCGCGCATTGTATTTGTTCTGCTGCTGAGTAAGAGTTGTCGACATTCTGGATCGAATGAGCGATGGATCGGATTCGTAGGCACCAACACGCACAAGGTATCGCTTTACGTCATTATCACTAAGCGCCTTACCAGACGTTCCGTCAGCCGCCGCCGCCGATATAGCCATGCCAAGCATGGCTGACCTGATGCCAGCATTGGATGATGCCAGTGCGCCCCAATCATAATTATCTGGGTTAAATAGGTCTTCTGGAACCGGAACCCCGAACGATTGTGATGCGGCTCGGGCATTTGCCATCAGATTCACGCCCATTTTTGCAAGCCCCGCAATCCCCGTTGCAGCGTTTTCATGCTTCTCCAAAATCTCCAAGACTCCATTCGCATCCGCGACAAACGCATTAAGCCCCGCGCTCATTTCAATCAAGTCTTTGGTTTGAGCGTCTTTGCCACTCGCCTTAATTAAGCCTCCGGGCTGTACATCCTCATTTTGATTCTGAGTTGGAGCCTTTACCGCCCCGTATATGCGCTTTCCGGTTCGCTCGTCCTCATAATGGCCGCTCCCCGTGGCTACAGCATTCACCAGTTCGCCTTTGTATATAACATTGACGTTATCGCCCTTTTTCTCCTCAACCCCATCACGAAGCCTCAATAAGCTCTGCTTCATGCCATTGGCTTCTGATTCGGCCAATGATTCTGGGGTATACCGCCATGAGTCCTTAATACGAACGTCCTTGCCATCCGTGCCTTTCTTGAGGGGGCGAAGATCAAGCGGGTCGCCTGATTCCCTGTAGATTGCGATTGAGGCCGGGGTAGACGCAAGAATGTTCGATACCGTTATCTCCGCTGTAAAGCTATTCTTCTTACTTCCCTGCAATGCCATATCAATTTTCTGCTGATTAAACTGTGCAGATTCAGGCGGCAGGGTGATTCCGTATTTCTGGGCGGCTTTCTGGGCGAACGGTAATACGTGCTGTGCGTACAGTTGGGCGCGTTGCTCTGCTGGTTGTTCATTTAACCACTGCAATGACGGCATCACTTCCTTCTTGTAACCATCTGACTGCCCCTGATCGTGGGTCGCCTGTGCGCGGGTATTCTGCTGCTGCTGAATTTGCGTACTCTGTTGAGTAGCGGAGTCCGCAAGGGCGTTACGCTGCTCGGTGGCTATCTCTTTCTTGCGCCCGTAGTAAGCGTCGGCAAACGTCGGCCGATTGCCCATTGCTCCGATCATTGAATTAAGCTGTGCGCCCATAATTTAATACCTTACGTTATTTACAGGTGGTGGTGGCGACCATGTTTCCCACCCCCCGACTGCGCTCGTCGATGGAACACTGTTTGGGGGTAGAGCTGTCGGTGTGGCGTAATTGGCGGCGGCCGTACCCAAACTATTGAAGGCATTGCCCCACGCATTACTGCCCGCCACTTGCCCTGCGGCCGTCGCGTTGCCAGCGGCTACCAGTTGGTTCCCTGCATTCGTGGCGGCGTTGGCTCCCAGTGCATTACCGGAATTAACGGACGTTTGGCCGATACTTGCGAGATTAGCCTGACGATTCAGATAGTCACCCTCGGCACTGTAGGCACGGGTGTAGTCATCCACGCCTCGGCCATAAAGCATATTCTCTCTGCTAGTCCCGGCGTTGAAGTCATCCATGTAGCGACCATACTGAGCGCTGTCCTCGCCCATTCTGCGGCCGTATTGATCCGTTTCCGCACCATAGTCACGCTCATAGCCATAAACGTCGCGAGTGTACTTATTAGACTCGTTATCCCGGCCTATGCCGTAGTCGCGAACATGGCGGGCATCGGCGGCGGCGTATTCCTGAGAAGCCATTTCCCCGGTACGCTCCATAATCTCATTAACGCGATTGCCCGATGAGAACTTACCCATTGAAGCCATTGTCGCGTCAACGCCACTCTGCATTTCGTTTTTGCGGAACTGGTAAGACGGGTCAAGTTCGATATCGCCCATTTTTTGGTAGTCAGGGATTTCCCCCTCAACACCAAACGCCAGTGGGTTTTGTCCGGCATAGCCAATATTCTGCTGCTGAAACTGCGGGATATTAGAGTCGGGTATGTAGTCCCCCGGCCTTATGTCGCCTCGGCCGTATTCTGCAAGGGTGTTAAGCGCGCCACCCTCGTATCCAGAGACAATCTTATTGCCGTAGCCATCTAGCTTCGGGTTGCCATCGTCATCCAGTTCGTAGATTGGTGCGCCGGTCGCAACGTCACGATAGGGGGCTAGATCATCCCGGCCTTGGCGGTATTGCGCCATTTCCAAGTCGGCGGCATACCTCGACGCTGCGGCGCTCGTCGAGGCCGCATCCCTAGCCCCACTAGCGCTAATTGCGCTACCGATTATGGTGCCGCCAGCCGCAGCCAACCCCGCGCCTACCGCACCACCTACGAATGAAGACATAACATTCTCCCATCAAGGCTTTCTGCCACTTTCCTAGAATTACGATAATCCACGGTTATTTCCACGCCTTTCTCAAGGTCTTCGGTAGCGACGAGGTATGCCCTGTCGCCAACAGACTCAGCCCTAGTGTTGGGTGATCCTGAATGGTTAGTGTATCTCCCCAGTGGGGTTCGGCTGCCTTCTATTCTGGCCACGCCCACGCGTTCGCCAATCTTTATATTCTCCACCAAAAACATTCCAAGCCCTTCGATATCAGACGCTCGGACTTCGACTAACTTATCCGGCTGCTCAACCATATCCGCCGTACCTTCTGACAGCGTTCGTATCTCGCCTTCCGTGAAGCCAATGTCAGCACACATATCCTGGTATTCAACTATCCCCAAGAACTTATCCAGTTCGTCATAGGACTCGGTAAACAGTTCGGCCTCGGCAGCTTCAATGGTTGTGCAGTCCGTCTTATGGGTATCAATCCATACTGTGTCTTCCAGAGTGTAGCCAATATTCTTCACGCCCGCCTTTGCTATGAACTGGCATGGCGCTACGACCTCCTTTGACTCAAATTCATTCACCACCCAGATACGGCCTTTCACCACATTTACGAAGTAATCGTACTTGTGGATAGACCCAACAATCAAATCGCCAGCCCGTATGTGGATTTCTCGCGTGTACATACCACCAGTGAACTTGTGGAATAATGGATATGGGTTTTCAGTGAACGATCCGTCGCACGCCATTATTTCTTTCTCGAAATCCAGAACGTCTTGTCGAGTATTTACGTCATGGAAGAACCGCGAATGTATAAGGCATTGCGTATCAAGATCAATGCGATCCAGTGCGCTTGGTGGGTCATATTTTGCTACGGTGTTCACGGCAATATCGCGTCCAGTTCTTCAGGGGTAATGTTGTCGTCAGCCAGTGCTGCGGTTATTTCAGCATCAGCCATTACTTGCAGTTTTGCCGACAGCATCAGCGTCAGTATCCGACCCGCCTTCTTGGTCTTGCCGGTAACGACTGCATCGAGCAGGTTATCTTGTGCTGCGATATCAAAGCCCGCTATGCCGTCGAGTATATCCTGCCATACGGCGCTATTAAGACGCTTGCGCCCGTGCTTGACGGATAGTGCTGCGGCTAATTGCTGCCTAGTTCTTGCCATTTATCTTTTCGCCTATTTATCGCGTACCTTATCCCTACTTATCGGCCAAGTTTTGCAAGATGTGGCCGCCCAGAGGAACGTCATTTGGGTCGATCATTTCTCCATCCTGATCCCGAAGCGGGTGAATGCAATAACAAAGCGCCCCGTCTTCTCCTGCGATTATCCGGTGTGTCGTATTTTTTTCGATTACGATAACTTGAGGTGCGGAAAATTCCGTAGATACTCCATTTATCTCAACAGCCACAGAACCAGTAGCAAGCAAAGTGTGGTGATCAAATAAATGCTTGTGGCCTTCATTTGATTGATTCGATCCAAGATAAAACATTCTAATCCACAGATTGCCGACAACGCTCACATGGTCTTTTTCTTCGTTCATTATGATACCTCCTCAAATAAGTGACTTACTTCGTCCGCAAAAAATACTTGGCCGTCATTGACGTATAGTATTGTCTTCATATCTATGGACATAATATCCATGTCAGTTAAAACATGGAAAGACACGACTTTGGGTGATTTCTTTTCTCCTCCGCCGCCTAGGAATGTGACGTTTCTAGTTGCGTCAAAAACCTCGCCTTCATGCTCGTCAAATTCCCCATTACACACGCCGATTCCGGTGATGGAATTATAGTGCGGGTGAAGGCTCACCCTGATATGGTATCTATTCTTCATGTTGATACCTTCCAGTATTTAACCGCCACACCCTCTGTCGAATTTAGCATAGTAGAACCCCCTTTTGGGTAGGCGTAATGTTGTCTTGCCTCTACTCGGAGTTTTGGCGTGGACGCGGCGACCGAAGCCGAGCGACATGAGAAAAACATTAGCGTTGTGCCGCTTGCGCCTCCGCTTGTCCCCACCACGTCAGGGAAAAAACTGTAAGACGAAAGAGTTAAATCAACGGGAGTATTGCCGGTTAGTGTTGCAGACACTATCTTTAGTTCGCTCTGGCGAACCGCATTGGTAGCGATTTCACTCGCGTCAACGGCTCCAGCCGCTATCTTTGCGGCGGTAACGCTGTTGCTGGCTAGGTGTTCTTCATCAATCGACCCGGCGACGTAATGCTCTGAGTTGATAACGTCGTTGCCAATCTTTGCCGCTGTAACGCAATCGGCCGCAAGTTCGTCCGTATCAACTGCGCCGGTCGCTATCTCAGAAGTTCCAACAGCGCCCGCAACAATCTCGTCAGAATCCACCGAGTCAGTACCCATTTGCGTTACCGTTATTGAGCCAGTAACTATCTTGTCGCCATCAAGGGTATTCGCGTCAAAGTCTGTATCGAGAATCTTTGTGCCGACGTTTCTAACCACGCTCCCATCAAGCGTCATTGTTCCAGTAAAAATACTCCCGCCATCATGGGTATTGCTGCCGGACAAGGTAAGGTCGCCAGTAGCAGTGTCGTTTTCGTCGCTGCGTAAGAACTGAGAAGCCTCTATGGCTGCACCTATTCTCGCGTCCGATACCACATTCCACTTGTCACCAGCGTTATTCGTCTGGATCGTAATGTACTCATATTGAGCCAGCGTGCGGGTGGCATCACCATTGTCGAATGTATCGGTCGTTGGGGTAATGGTCACAACCCCCGCGCCGATGTTCTTTAGTGTGACTTTGAAATCGTCAATACTGCTGTCGGTAGCAGAGAATATGACAGAGATTGCATTTAACGTCACCGCGATGGCGGAAGCGTTAGCAAGCTCGATAGTGTCGTTCATATCGGCAGACGTTACAGTATACGTAGTCCCGGTTTGCGGGACATTCCTGCCGTTCAGGGAATTTAGGTTAGCGTCATTTTCACTCTGCGCGAGAGCCGCTAATTTGCCAGTTCTTGTTACGATATCAACCATTATTTAGTCACCCATGCGCCGTTTTCATAGAAGTTAAAAAAAGTCGTTGTTGTATTGTAAATTATCATACCGTTTACGCCGGCAAGAGCGTCACGCTGAGTTGTTGTCATACTCGGCACTGTGGCGGCGGCAACCGACGTTGACCACTCAAACATATCGTACAGCCACTTATGCCAAATATAGTTAAATTCTTCTACGTGTGTCGGGGGTGGCGCGATCTTCATTCCCCGGCCTCCAAATCTGCATGGAACGACTCAATAAAAAACTGGTCGCTGCCTGAGTATTCAAGTTGAAAGTTACGCTTCATAAACCGGCCGCCTTGGTAGAGTTCTTTGCGGTCATCTGACGTATCTATCGTATTTCCAGAATCGAAATTATCCCCCGCCTCATCGGAATGCTTGATTGTAATGGTTTGGCTGTTGGGTGTATTTTCCATCAAGACGTATTCACTGTTCTGGAATTTGTACCCTCGGATACCGCCGTCAACAAGGCCGGTTCGGAGCGTACAGGAAATATTTGTGCCAACGTCAGATGATCCGATGACATAGATATCGTCTTCATATACCCCCGCTTCGTATACACCGTCGCCGCCAAGTAGGGTATCAATAGGGATCAGTTTGTCGTTGACGCTAACAATGTCGCCGTTAGCCAGTATCCCCTCCCCCGGCCTCGCGCTGGCGATAGCGTTATGCCCGCCCGTGCGTTTAGTGAACGCCATTATCGGCATTGAATTATGCCCGTTAAGTTCCGTCACCCAGAAGCCCCATTTTCCAGAAAATGTGTCGTAGGAGAACGTATGCACTGGATTTATCGTGCCGGGGGCGGCTCCGGTCAATACGTAAATCGTCATTAAGAGAGTGTCATGCCCCATAGCCGACATACCGTTAATCACTACGCGAATTGTTTCTTGGGTAAGCCCCTGGGTTAAATAAGAGTTCATGGAGTCGTTCGATATCGGCTGTACTTTGAAATTCTCCATCTTGTACACAGCCAAATGACCGGTCGGATTAGAGCCAATGAAGTAGGTTATATCGCCGTTTTCCCATACGCCCTGACCGTCGCCACAGCCGATATTGTAGGAAATGTCCTGCCGTCGATTTATGGGGCTACCGGGGTTATTTCCTGCGTCGTAGAAAAACTCAATGGTTCGTGTGCCAAGCGCAAAGATATGATCGTGGTGCTTACCCAGATACACGCCTTTATCGTTCTCGCGCTCTGCCTCTAAAAACGATAGCGCATTCCATACGGTCGGGTCATCTGGATCGGAGTTATAGATAAACCCGTCCTCGTCCATTACGAAGATATAGCTATCGAGAACCGCGCCACCATGACAAAGCGTGGTCGGGAAATTGCTGGCAATCAAATTAAGGGTTTCGCCAACACCCATGTAAAAACCCCGGTCGTTTTCAGGGTCTAAGAATACCAGCCTCGGCACGCCAATCGTTTCAAGGATATAAACCCGCTCAGTGCCGGTGGCGAAGGTTCCGGTCGATACGACTAATGCGGTAGAGTCTTGAGTATCTGCATATACGTCATTATCATGCACGATATACAGGGAGGTCGTCTGCTCCCAATAGTAAATGCCACGGCCGCGCATATTCAGCGCACCAATAGTGGTTGCGTCTTCGGTTATATCAATGGACGGGCGCTGTGTAACCTCGTATTCGCCGTCTGCCATGCTAAAGTTACTATGGGTCGAGCAATTGGTCAGGCCAGAAACGTATTCCGTAATGCCCGATCCACTAAAGGCGTGTATATCCAAATCAACAATGAGATTAATCTTCATTAGTTGGAGTACGAATCGCCCTCAATGTTATATACGCCGCTTGCGCCTATTTCGGTTTCGGCCGCCTGTAAGTCCATAGACTGCCCGATAATCGTATTCTTAGCCTGTACGGCCTGTTGCGCCATCATCGGCGTTACACGCTTCGCAGCACCCATCTCAGGGGCTATCTCGACCATTAGATTGAGTTTAAGCGCGTGTTCGTAGTATGCGGGTAGCGGTACGTCGGTTGTGCCGTCCGCAAAGGTCGGCAACTCCTTAATCGAGGTCAGCACCAAGGTATATTGCTGATCGGTCGTTGAGTCGAAATAGAACGTGCCGTTGGGGAACGAATGCCGATAATGCAGCCAGTGTGGGCGTGCCACTTTGGATTTATACGCAAAGTTTGAATACACCACGCTATCCGCTGTATGCAGGTCGTATTCGATATCAGAACTTTTTAGATTGTGGGTTAATATCTCTAATGGCCGACCTGTGACTAATGCGCCACTCGCGCCAATGGTGATACTTTGGGTATTGGCCGGTATCGTCAGTTCTTCGGCAGTATCCTCATACGTCAGATTGCCATTGCCCGACCATGAATTAACCATGTCATTGAGCAATTCCAGACCGTCAGCGTACTGATTGGCCGTTGGTGTGCCGCCGCTCGGTATAACGAGCAGTTTACGCAATGCCGACGCTATGATTGTATTGGCAATCATATTTATTTCTTCTTGGTATACGTGTCTTTGTACTTGGCCGGGATCTCGTCGCCTTCTTCAAAGATGCGGGGTGTCTCGCCGTCATACCAGCAGGTTCGCTGAGTCGCGATGTTCTTCTTCGCGGCTTTCTTCTTCGGCTTTTCTTCTACTTCGTCGCCTTGCTCGTTTTCGTCGCTCATAATCTATTCCATGCTACAGGCGATACTTTCGCCATTGTTGTATTGAAGTTCAACAGTCGCAGCTTCCGGCATAATAAACGCTACGTCCTGCTCTCGGATCATTAAGTGTTCCTTGTCCACGAACTGCCCGCAAGTATCGCTAAAGCAGACAATGGAGCCAATTGGAACGTCTGGTGGCCGACGGGTTCCTTTCTTGTCGTAAACACCCTTACCAATAGCGATCACCTCCCCAACTGTCTCCTGAACGGCCTTATCCTTGCCATTTACGAATGTCGTAGTGGCTTGGCCTACGTATACACCGCCTGTGGATAACTCTGAGTTCTGATTAACCTTAACCAAAATACGATCACCAGTAGGCGATATAGTCATAATGAGTCCTTAAAAAATGGGGGGCGGTTAAGCCCCCCCCTGTCGGGTTAGCCCCAAAGTCTGCAAGCAGTCTCAGGACGGGTAACAACAGAGCCGTAAAGAATGTCGATACGGGTTGGAATGTCGTCTGTACCGATTCGGTACTGGCGAACACAGCGCATTGACACGCCATCCATCATTTCGCGTGCGGAGAAATGCACACCCTCTGGCATTTCCAGTGCGGTAGTGCCGATGGAGAACGAGTCCTTATGATAGACAATGTTCTGTGGGTAGGCAGTGGCGGCTGCGCCAAGAAATGTAACCGCTAGGCCGTCGGTCGGGAATGAATCCACATTCTGTCGGCCATCAGTACCAGCAACATAGATAGCAGGGCTAATCGCAATGTTAGTCCATGCGCCACCAGAAGCAGTATTATCCGCTGTCACTACGAACTGCTGTAGATCGGCTGATACCTGTTTGGTTTCTGGATTGACTGAAAAGCAGCCCGCCACAGTGAACACATCGCCAACTAAGACCGTAGCGGTTGTCGTGCCACCGTCAATGCTAATGGTCGTTCCACCCTCAGTGGACAGCGTGCCATTTACCAAGATAGTGTCGCCAAGATCACGCGTACCGGTAGTCAGGTTACGAACGCTCTGTGACATACTAAGCTCTTGATAGCCCAGTTGATTAGCTGCAACCAGACCAGACTTGTACTGCGAATCACCAGTGCCACCGGTATTAAAGATATTTGTCGCACCGCCAACAATCGCCGCATTCGCATTCGGATCAATAACACCAAAACGCTGCGAAGTTGGAGTCGAAAACTTATTCATCAACGTATGTGGCGCAAGGATATGTGCCGCTGTTGTTGGCGTAGTTCCCGGCGTACCGGCAGAGTTAGCAACGCCCAAGGCCACCTGCATATTGTCGTAATCAAACATTGCAGCCAGAACAGAAATAGCCGGGGTAATAACACGTTCGGAAAACGTACCAATATCCTGAGTTAGTTCCTGAGTGGTGAAGTTAATGTCTACGTGGCGCTGAGTTGCTTGAGCCAGCGCTACGCTATCCTCATTGTTCTCACCAGTACCAAGGGCAACCACGGTGGAGGTGATATACCGGTTAGGTAGGCGAATTTGAATAACGCCGCCGTTCTTCTGGCCGCCCATTTCATTGGAATCGTCGTACTGACGGTTTACGTTTCGTGAAAAAGTAATATTGTTATGAAGAACCGTAAGGGCTTCTTTCGTAACAACGGTGGGGGTTAAATTGCTATTAGCCATTTCCGTTCTCCGTTAGACCATACCCTGCGCTCGTCGGTGGTCGCGATACTGTTCGGGAGTCATCTTTTCTACATCAATGACTGCTCCGGTATCACCACCGCCACTCGGCGTAATTGGGCTTGGTGCATTAGTTGTGTTTGAAGTGAATTTACCAGCAAGTTTAGTGATTTCACCAATCTGCTGAACCGGAGAAAGCGCCGAAATTCGGGCAGCTTCCGTCGGGTTTTTACCAAGGTGGTACGCGACTTCCGCACCAGACGACGTTTCCATCATCGAATCACGCATAAGCCCCGTAATGGGTAGCGTCGGATTCTGGATAACCTCGTCGAAGTCTTCGTATTTGTCTGCGGCGGTATCGCAGTGATCCATCCAATTATCCACCACCTTCTGCTGTTCAGCCGAACGAGTTTCGGGCTGCGCTTGGGGCTTCTCAGCAGGGGTAGTTGGACTGGGCGGTACACCACCTTGACCACGAAACTCATACAGAGCATCTTCGTAGTTTTCCTCGGTTTCGTAATCCACTCTCGACGGCCTAGCGGCTGGCGGGTTAATTACTCCATCAATCTGTGTTGCTAACGTATCTACTTTTTCATGTAGAGCGCGATTATCGTCCGCTAACTTTGCGTTATTAGCCTCTGACTCATTCAGTTTCCG